AGCTGATATTTTTCCTAAGTCCTTATATGTCCCATCAATTTTAACACCAACATTAAAATCAATATTAGTTTTATATTCAAATCCTAAATAAAATTTACCATTCTTAGTGTCAACTTCCTTGTTAAACACCCATTTACTTCTAACAGTATTATTGGATGAAGTTGCGACTGAATATTTTCCATCATTATATACACCAACATTATCTGCATTTTCAGAACTAAAATATCCTGTCTTATTACTATTAATATCGGATATTATGTTCTTTTTTGTGTATTCATCTCTATTGATTTTATTAAAATCAATAGTATTGAGTAATTCTAAAAATGATGAAGACTTCTTTGTTATATCTGATAATCTAGTCAAAATATCCTTGTATATATCATTAGCTGGGTACTTGGTCATAAATGCACCTTGGCCAATCGGCATTGATGTTAATAATGTGTTAATTACAATCTTTTCATTCTTATCATCAACATATGCACCTGTTAGACCGAGCTTAAGAATGCCGTGATCATCTTTTAGTGCAGACGGTAAATAGCAATAACCTGTGTTATCGTTCCTCATAGTAAGAAGAACCGGATCCGGTATTTTATCTGAATCAAAAAACATAGTAGCTGATACTTGTATTCCAACCTTGTTCCAATCATCAGAGAATTGAAAATCAAACTTTGTATAGTTATTTTCTGAACTTGCTATGGAATAACCACCTATTTTTTGAATAATATTTTTGTTTACTTTAAATGGGATAGTATTCACACTTCATCACATCCTTTAATAAATATTATATAATTTTTGATATTCTAACAAAACACAAGAAGAGGTTAGCTAAATGCTAACCTCTTCTGCATATTAATTATTCTGTTCTTCTTTTTCTTTCTTTTTCTTTTCTCTTGCTTTCATAGCTGACTTAATAGCACTAGGCTTTTTGCCTTGTTTTATTAATGAATCATAGATAGTTTGATATGAACTACTATCATTTTCTTTTGCTCTCCAAAGGTCATCATAACTATATTGTGCTGTTTGACCTTGATTATTATCAAACAATTCTTTTTCTGTATAATCATCTTTAATCTTAGCTTTTTTCTTATCTTCCTCTTTTTCTAAATATTGAGAAATATAAGAGTCAACTGCTTTCTTGACAGTATCAGCATCAAAACCTTGAAGTATGAGCACCTTAGAACTAGATTCATATGTATTAATATCATCATTATGAAGTGCTACTGCAGCTTTCTGTACAAACTCATTACCAACAAGTTGCTCTTTGAGGGCAGTTTGAATTTTTTTACTGTCAATACCGTCTGCCATTGCTTTATTGTATAGCTTTGTATAACCCTCTTTATCATTATTGACAAGATATTCATACAAATGTTCAGCATAATCACTAGTTGATAATGATATGTTACTACCTGCTTTGAATGCTAAAGGTGAACCATTATCTACACAATCCTTAACAAGATTAACACCACCCATTATGATATTTTTCGCATTATCAAGTGGTATTCCTAACGCTTTTGCAGCACATGAAGCAATCTTGTAAGAATATTTGACGAATTTATCTCCATCAAATTCATCTGCAAAGCAAGTCCTAAGCATACCGATTATAGCATCTTGAAGGTCGTTAATAGTATTAAACACACCTAAATCAACTATATCAGAGTTATAAACAGTTCCACCATTAGATACCTTGATTATGTTTGAAATAACTTCATAAGCTTCACTACCCCACAGAACGCAACCACTCATTGTTTCCATAAAGTCTGAACTAAATGTTGAAAGAATACTTAACCAGGTTAATTCTCCTTCATCATCTTTATATCTATCTAATCTATGAATTATAGCATTATATAATAATGCCATTGCTGACAGTGTCATACCTGCAACTATCTGTGAACTGATAGCTCTGACAAACTGTTTCTTTGCTTTATCTAATGCTATTTTATTAGCTTCAGTTTTGTTACTATAATATGCTTTAGCCTTTGCTCGATAATTACCTGTTGCCTCAAACATTATGCCAAAGTTTTGGAAACTTTGTGTCTTAAACATTACAAGAGTTCTCATTAATTCATTGTGAGAACGGAGAACAGCCGGTCTATGAACTGTAGAATACATAGGCTGAGTATTCTTGATAACTTTCTCATATGTATCTACAAGTGCTTCTTTATATTCATCAGTATATTCTTTACCGTTTTCCTTATACTTCTGAATCTTTAGTTTATTTTCAACATAATACTTACATGCTTGCCATAGGCGACCGGTAGTAGCTACATCAGCTTTCTGTATCCAGTTCATTAGGTAAGGAACTTTCTTAGCCCAACCATTGTCAGTAATAAACTCTCTCATTTCTGCTGTATTATCACCTTGGTAACGGTCAAAGAAAACACCGGTCATAGAGTTAATCTCTGCTCTATTAGCTCTATAAAATAAAATCTTTTTCTCACCTTCTGCATTATCACCAACTAATAATGCTTTTGCTAATGGTTTATATCCAATAACTGCAGCTGCAGTTGGATATGAAGCTGCTTGCTTCATGGTTACTGATAGATTCATAGCCAATACAGATTGAGCAAATCTACCTCTCCATTTTGATAAACTCGGATTAGAGGTATAAGGTTTCTGTAAATCCTTCATAAAGTTATCTATGTACTGAGTTGCAGAAGCACCCCATCTTTTTTCGATTTCATCCTTAACACTTGTTTGGTAATCCGGTGCAGTATAGTTATATACTTTCTTAAAATCTCTTATGATTGGTGTATATGCAGCATATTTTGCTAAACCATTCATATGATTATTAATAACTTCTGTAACATCATCAAGCCAAATTGGATTATGACCATTAGTTCTATGTTTAGTAAAGCCTTTGTTTTCAAGACTAGCATTGAGAACAACAGTTTCAAATTCCGTCTTAATATAATTCTTATTAGTGTTAATAGGAAAGTAATGACTTTCAATGCTGATAGGATAGCCATATAATCTTTTAGCAGTTTCATCTATATATTTTCTTGAAACTTCATTAAAAAATTTATCTGTGGCATTAGATAATTCTAATAACAATTCATTATTAATCACATATTTAGAGATCTTATCTAAAGTTCCTTCGCTCATAACTACTGTATGATGCTGACTTCTTGCTTCTGTTTTCTTTCCTTTTTGCCACAGAGCATTATTTGGAATATTTAATCCACCAGGAACATCAACATTTCTTTGACCAAGAACAAAGTGTCTTTTGTTATCTTCATTCATACTCATTTGATAGATACTTACTGCCATAGCTGCAGATATTTTCACCGGCTCACCGGTAAATCTATCTTTTAGTCCAAAGTCAAGCATTTTAGCATCCTTACCGTCAAATACATCTAGTACAGATTTGTGCTTATAACCTTCTGCTTTTGTTGCTTCCATTTTTGCAAAAACATCTTCAAAAGTTTGTTTGCTTTCCATTCTAATTTTTGCTTCTTTACTATCTGCTTTATCAAATTCCATAGCCTGTTGGTATAGTGGTGATTCTTCATTATATCCAACAAGTCTTTTTATAAAACGAAGAAAATCTAATTGATAGTTTGCATATCTATTAAGTTTTGGTACACCAAATTTATTCTTATCAGAGTTTTCCCTTAGATTACCTCTAACATCTCTTAAATCATATATGGTTTGTATGCCTAGTTTGCTATATTCAATTGTTTTACCTTTAACTATAACTTTTTTAGCATCTCTAAAGTTGTTTTCAACCATATGCAAAGTATCATAAACTTTTTTAAGCTGATAGCCATTTAGCTTGTTAAGAGGTGTTTCGTCAATTTGTACAGCCAATTCTTCAATTAAATTTGAAATTGCTTTTTGATAGTGCAGTGCATAAATACCCTCAGCAGAACCTTGGTTAGCTTCATTATCAGCTTCTTTTAATCCATCATAGATAGACTTTAACTTCATGAAAGTTGAATAGCCTGTGACTTTGTTACCGTTTCGTGTAGTACCTGGGTCAATAATATCAGCTAGACTAGACATAGTTCTAATAAGCTTAGTAGGTAAAGGAATACCTTCTTTTCTTATTTCCGTATTAATCATTTTCCCCAATCTACTACACATTCTGCGTATCTTGTCCTTATAGACTGTCTGCATTCTTCTATCTTTATATAATTCAAGAGTATCCTTTTGCTTTGCTCTTAAATCATTGATTTTCTGATGCTTTTCATATGTTATCTTTTGTTTATAATCTCCAACTTCAGATTGATATTTTTTAAGATTGTTTTCATACTTTTTCTTTTCTTCTCTAAGCTTTTGATTATACTCTTTTTTCAGTTCGTTATTCCATTGTTTCTGCTGAGAAACCAGCTGATTAATCTTCTTTGTTATCTCAGTATTTTTATTAGAGTATTTACTCTTTGCTAGTTCAGTAACAAAATCTTGAACCATATTCATAGATACATCATATCTATTCATACCGTCAATATTAATCTGTGGCTTTAAAAGTTCTTTAAGTTGCAACAATCTTTTCGGCATTTCTTCTTCAGTAGCCATAGGAAGAAAATCAATTCCTAATTCATCTTGCAAACTCTCATATGCTTCTTTTAAGTACATAGTATTACTATCTGAAGACAACAAGTTACTGTCAGTCACTATGTTGGCCATACCATACATTTTATTGATGAATGTATTTGCACCTATGCCAAAGTCAAGAATTTCTTTCTGCTTATTTGATAACAATAAATTCTTTTTAATGAAATAGTCATTAACAACTTTTCTTTCTTCAGCAAAATTATCTTTGATACTTCTATGCTTGTCTAATGCTTCATTAGCAACATATGTAAGCTGATTAATATAATCATTATTATCAAGTACCTTTTGATTATTTGCATAATTCACAACTGTTTTTACATTCTCAGCAAAAGTTTTTGAAGAAAAATTACAGTTATATTTTTTCAAAATTTTCTTTGCAACTTCTTGATAGACTTTATCATCATCAACGAAACCTTTTTCTTCTGTCATATTTAGAAGTTCTGACAAGGTTTCATTCGTCATCTTTAATGCTTTTTCACTTCGTGTTTCTTCTTTTTTGATTTTATCAGAAAACTTAGAAAAACGAATTTTAGTATCATTAATAGCTTGTTGAGTTGCAACAGTTCTGTTTTCATCAGAAGAGTATTCATAATAAGGAATATTATTTTTCTTTAATAATTCAATTACGTTAGCTGATGTTCCGGCCGGAATAACAACTGCTTTGATTTCACCAGGAGAAATAACTCTCTGTGGCTTTGCTTCAAAGTAACCTGTTGGCATATTACTTACATCATCAAGTAGATTAACTATTTCATTGACTATCTCTGATGTTGCAGTAGTAGGATAATATTCTTTAAGGTACTTCAGCATTTGATTTTCATTCTTTGAATGTCTGACTGCATCAGCTATATTGTTGTAAGCTGAATCTAAACTCATTAAATCATTGTTATTGACAAGTTCTTTAGCAATATTTTGAAATCTTACACCTAATTCACTTTTGATTTCACTATGTTCTTCATCACTTAACATCTGCAGTCTAGATGTATCACCTTTAATGTCTTTAATACTGCTGTACTCTTTTGAACCAATGGCCCATAACTGATTACCACCAAAGAAACTTTCGCCATTTTGAACATCTTTCATTGCCTTAACAATATTGTCTAATGTGTCGGCATAGTGCAGTTGTTCAAAACTTTTTCTATCACCTCTAGAAGTATAAGCATCAACATTTGGCTTTCTTATACCTGTCTTTTCAACAATTCCATTAAAGGTATCTTTAAGCCACTGTTCATAATCTTTCTGATTAATTCTCTTATCAATTTCTTTCTTAGCACCGTCAACATCACTTACAGTTTCAGTTTTAACTATCTTACCGTTATTATCTTTAAAATTGATAATATTCTTAACTAAAGAAGATGCCTTAAAACCATTAGATGTTTTTTGTTTTACCAGTTCTTCCTTTTGTTCACGAGTATTACTGTCACTTTCAGCATTAACATATGCTTGAACTGCATTCATCAACTGTTCTTTGTTTTCCTTATACCAAGCTCTACCGGTTATATTTCTAGCAGTTTCAATCTCATCACCAATAGTGTTATATAGATAGTTGTAGAAATCAGCAGTTAGTTCATCAACATTTTCAACTTCTGTTTTTTCTATATTCTTAACACTATCCACTTGATTATTGCTTAATGATAGATACAAGTTTTTCATACCATAATCATTTTCAAATGATTTGATATAGTTTTCTTCACCTTTTAGTGAATTAATCTTGTTACTTAAATTAGCTGAACTAAAGTTTACCGGATTAACTTTAAAAGCCATATCCTTGTTTTTTAATTCATCCTTGAAATAATCATATACCTCTTTGCTCTTATTTTCGTTGACTTTGTATTCAAGACCGGGATGTGTTGGCGAATATACATCACTACCATAAACATGGTTGTTATTAATCTCTGGGTCAATGGTGTCTTTGTCAAACAGAACACTAACTTCACCAAAGTCATTATGTGAGATGTTATCCTTTGTAACTGCTATACTTGGCATAGGAAAACCACCACGATTTAGTGCAGTTTCAAGATTATCTGCACTAAGGTTGTGCATAGCAACAAGGTTCTTTTCTGTACCATCTTCAAAGATAGAAAACTTCTTACCAGGTAAATTTGCACCCAGTTTTCTGCTTTCATCTGCAAAATTATCATTGACAGAAATCTTACTTAGTGATATATTGTTCTTGGAGTTACTTCTGAACTTAGAATCGGATGTATAATTGTCCAACAAAAGGTTGGCGTACTTACCGATATCAGAAGTAACTCTTTTTATATTGCTCATTCCATAAAATTCTATTCCTAAATCAGAATAGCCAATATCAATAATACCTTCAAACACATTATTATCAACAATAAATATTGTTTTAAAATATTCAAATCCTTCTTTAGCAAATCTATGATTTTTGCTATCACTTTTTTGATCAATGTATTTTGCTGCAGACAATAAATTATCCAGCTCTGTACTAGCCTTTGTTTTTGCTATAAAAATATCTTTATTATATTTATTATTTGATGCAAAATATTTACCTATACCAATACGTCCAACATGAACTAATCCATATTCGCTTAATTCTAAAACAGTATCTTTAAAATGTTCATTCATATATTTTCTTGCAACATTAGCCATATTTTTAACAGGAACATTGTCAAAAATATAGTTATTAGTATTGATAACTACTACTTTATCACCATCTTTATTTTTTCTTATACTTAAATTCATATTGCTATTTTTAGCAAATGCAACATCTGTTCTGTCAATATCAGGACGGATGTTTTTTCTTTGTTCTTCAGTAAAGTTACTTCTATGAGCACTATCTCTAGCTTCAATTTCACCGGCAACTCTATTATAGTTTTCATTACTACCATTTGCACCGGTAGCAAACTTCTCTATGTGTTGAATTGCATGCTGTACTTCGTGAAGAATTGTTTTAACTGCTTCATCACCTGTTAATTTACTATTGATATGTATTTCTTTTAGTCCGTTATCATAAAAGCCTTTTTCTTTACTAGACATATCACTATCAATAGAAAGTGTTACATCTTTTAACTGAGGATAAGACTTGAACAATTTATCGTGCTTCACAAAATCTGATAGAAACACCGGCTTTACTGTTCTGTTACTATTCAGGTTACTATATTCTTTCATCTCTTCAGATGTAATAGTACCCATAAGAAACTTATTAAAGAGTTCATTTTTTCTCTTTAACTGTGGGTCATTAGTAAACTTACCATCTCTTGAATACTGAATATCTTTATCACTAATTTCATATCTCCACTTACCGTCATAACTTTTAAACCAACCGGTGGTCTTTCTAATGCTTTCAGAGGATGCACCATCTTCTTCCATTTCTTTAGCCTTATTGAGCTTTGAAATATTAGCAGTTTTAGATTCTGTACCTAGATATAGATATTTTTTATTCTTACTATCAGTATTAGAATTTGACTGTTCAACATTCTTTGCAAAGATTTCAGCCATTTTGATTTGAGCGTTAATGTTGTCCTTTAATGCTTTTACTTCTGGCATTTGGTTTGACAACTTATTCAAAAATTCTTTTAGTTTGTTGATGATTGACTTAATTGCAGATACAAGATTTTTCTTCTTTGATGATGGTAGAGAATAAGCTTTTTTCATAGCTTTTTCGTTGCTGATGATAGAACCAAAAGCATTAGCTACGATTTCTTCCTCGGCTTCTTCTGTTAAGTTATCTCTATTCAAACTATTTGTTTCCAGATAGTTATTGATAACATTCATTGTTCTGCTATCAATATTCATTCCACTATCAGTAAGAACATCCATAACAAAGTTCTTTAATTCTGTGTAACCCTTGATATTAGCTAATTTAAGTTTGTGGATAGCTTCATGGCATACTGCAAACAACATACCTTCTTGGCCATGATTAACATTCAGATGAATACCGTCTTTATCAATATAGCCATTGATACGCTTGTCCTTAATATCTTCTACATAAATGTCAGTTCCAATATTATTAGCTATATGTTCAAATACTGCTGTATTTTTAACTTTTTTCTTTACTGATTCAGCTACTACAACTTTACCACCGGTTTTCTTTTGTGGTTTTGAATTTTGCATTAAAGCCTTTACTTCTGCTACACTATCTCTTCTACCGGCTTCCATAATGCGTTGAACATCTTTGCTACCTATTTGACGAATAACATCCAAATAGTTGATGTTTTTTGCAACACTATTATATGACACACCTCTTGCACCGGCATAATAAGCTTTACCCCATAAATCAGTAAATTCATCTTCTCTACCTTTAAATTTATTGACTAGCTCGTTATATAACTTATTACTTTCGTTCTTAGGTAGTTTAATTGGCTCTTTCTCCTGTGGTTCTTCATTCTGTTGTTCTAAAAGTTCATCACTTTGTTGTTTAGTGACTTCTTCTTGGGCAATATCTGCTAATGTATTGTAATGCTCATATGTATCTTTAGTAAGTTGTAACAATCTCTTGTTTTCGTTTTTTGCACTAATGTAATCATTCCATCCGGCATTAACAACATTCATTGACTGCATGCCTAGAACCTTTCTTGCCTTTTCTGCATCAGCAATTAGTTTCTGCTGTGAATGTGGTAGTTCTTCTTCAGAACTAGAAGGATTAATAGCATTATCATATACATAATGTGATGCTTGTTCCGGGTCAGCTTTAATAGATACATTTTCCACTTTTCCGTCATAATCATAACCAGAGTTACCTAGCTTATATAATGCATCAAAAGCTTTGTTAAAAGCTTTGTTAAAGATTTTGGATTTTCCTTTGAAGTTGTCAACTGCAATAACATATTGTTTTGCACCATTGGTATCATACTTTGACGCTTGTTCAAAGATAGCTTTCTGTGATGGACTATTAAACTGTACATCTTCAAGTTGTATAGTATCACCAGTATCTGTTTGTAGTGTCATTTTTCCACTATTAGATGAAACAATGTTAGTAACTGCTTTAGTATCAGTACCATCAACAGTAGCTAAAATACCGTTTGGATGTTTTGTTCCAAAAGATGCCTTAACCTTTTCTGTTCCATTTTCAGTTGCAACTTCAATATCTGTTTTTGCTGCTGTATTGTTAATTACTTCTTCTGGTACTATATTTTTAAGTGCAGTACGCATTTGTGCGTTCTGTAGCTTTAACTCATCAGTATGGTTTATTTCTTCATTGTTGAGGACCTTATTTTTTAAGTAATTTGCTTGTTGCTGAACTTCCGTATCTTTAAACTGGTCATTATTGATAATACTATCTAAAGTTTCTATATTACTATTTCTTACTTGTCTATCTATTGATGACTGCTTTACCTTATTAATACCTGCTTGTGTTCCTGACATAGCAGCACCGGACAAACCACCTGCAATAAATGATAGTCCGTCATCCTTAAAGCTATCACAAATGGCACTTGCCAACGCTTCACCGTCAGAAGCATTAGGATTTTCTTTTCTATATTCATCAATAGCTTGTCTATATCTGTTCTTGTCACCGTTTGCAACTGCATCAACAACATTGTTAAGCCAGTTTGATGCAACTTCTTCAGAACCTTCTACCAATGCACCTTTTAGAAGATTTGGGTGTTTGATGATACTATCAAGGCTATATTGCTCCGTGATTGCTTCTATTGCTGCTTGAATGATACCCATAGATACTGCTTTAGTATCACTATATCCTTTCTCCTTGCCTTCTATAATGGCTTGTTGAGCAACAATATTGCCCATAAGACCATTAACTATTTCAGGCACATAGTTTGTAGCGTTAGCAATACCTGCAGCTTCACCTGCTACACCTAAAGCATTACCCATTGCAACATATGATGCACTATCAACTGCTGACATTGCAGTATCATAGATAAACTGCCCTGTTTCCCCAAGATTACTCTTAACACCTTCACGCAAATCGTTAGTCTTTCTTGAAGCTGTATGCAAATCATCATTAACATCAATATCAATACCAATAGTGTTATCAACAATATCTGCTAAAGGTAGTAATGATAATGTGTTTCCTAAATTAGTAAGAACAGATTTTAATGTTCCTAAAACTGGATGTTCTTTTGCATACTCTTGTGTTTTCTGTCTTTCTTCTTGTGCAGTCACATAGTTTGAATATTTAGAAATGCTATTCTTATAGTCATTCGCTTTTTCTTCACCATATTTATTATAAATATAGTTATATACTGCTTCTTCTTTTGTTAGTTCTGATTCACTAGATGTTTTTGGTTCATCATCATTTTGCACTTGTTCTCTGATTTTTATAATATCATCAAGCTTGTTAATTTCATCTTCGTTCTTATTTTTTGTGCTATCAAACACAGATGTATCACCAAAAAGAGAATGAGCTAGTTCGTTGCGTTCTGTGTACTCGCCATTCTCCTTTAGATAATCTCTGTACTTTTTAAGCAGTGACAAAGAACCATGCTTAGTTATATATGACTTAACATCATCATATTTTAAATGGTCCTTTTGTACCCAATTCTGTGTTTTTGTATCTGCACCATAACCTACAGTAATATCATTATCTAAAGCCTTGATTATATCATCATCAGATAATTTTGATAATTTATCCCAATCACTATTCTGTGAGTAATCAGCATACTTATCATTAACATTTTTCTCCTGCTCTCTAATTGTGATAATATCATTAAGCTGGTTAATTTCATCTTCATTTTTATTCTTTGTACTGTCAAATGCATCAGTATTTCCAAGAAGAGAATGTGCTAGTTCGTTGCGTTCTGTGTACTCGCCATTCTCCTTAAGATAATCTCTATACTTTTTAAGCAGTGATAAAGAACCATAGTTAGTTATATATGACTTAACATCATCATATTTTAAATGGCCTTTTGTTACCCAATTCTGTGTTTTTGTATCTGCACCATAACCTACAGTAATATCATTATCTAAAGCTTTAATTACATCATCATCAGATAAGTTTGATAATTTATTGTAAACTTCGCTATCATATTTATTTTGATACATTTCTTTAAGATGAGACACTTCTGGACTATTTTCATCAGCACCATTCTTAATTAGTTGTTCGTACTCATTCTTAACATCTTCTGCTGTACCTTCTTTACTTAACTTATTAGTTGTAAACTTTGTTACGAAATTCTTTTCCTCGTTTGACATTGAATCCGAATTTTTAGCAACTGTATCTTTAATTTGAGCATATGACATATTGGCATACTTATTAGCATAATCTCTAGTATTCATAACCAATGCTTCATCTTGTTCTGCTGTAGCAGGATTATTAAACAATATATCTGTTGGCTTACCAGTAAGTTGCTTTGCTTCATTAACCTCAAGAGATGAAACCTTTTTGCTTTGTGTTTTTTGACCAGGAAATAAAGCATCAGACTGTTTTTCTTCCTCTTGCTTAGTAACGTTCTTTCCATTCATAATATTTTCAATAGCTTTACTGTTGAATTTAATAGACTGTCCTAAATTAGACAGTCTATCTTCCATTTTAGATACAGATTTCTCACCATATCGTGAGACAAATTCATTTCTAAATTTTGATAACTTATCTTTTAAATTGTTATAGTTATCACTATCATTGATAATGTTTGAGTGTAAATTGTCATTAGTTAATTCATTACTTTTTAGGAAATTGTTTGTGTCCTTCAAAGTTTGATTATGATTATTAACCAATGTGCTGTAGTCTTGGAGAAAAGTATCCGTACCATTAAGAATATTCTTAGCTTCTTTTCTCTCAAGATATGTAGAATAAGAGGAAGATTGCTCTTCCTCTTTTTTCTTCTTATCCATTCGTTCTAAGTAAGTTGACATATTGTACTCCTTTTTTACTTTCGTTCTGCTGATATTTTCCCATTTCTAAAATCATCTAACCAATTTTTAGGCAATCCTATTTGCGCTATAATACTTTCCATATAATCGTCATACTGTTCAGGCAGATTGTTCAGATAATTAGCTAATCGTGCTGTTGTACCGTCCTTGTACATTTGAGCACCATTTTTAACTATTTTATTAATAGCATTTGTAGTTACTTTATCAGATGAACTAGAACTACCACTTGTTTTTGTTGCTGTTGTTTTGGTGTTCAGTAATCTGTTGTTATAATTGTTAGTAGCTATTCTGCTAGCTTTGGTTTCTGCTAGTTGCTGTTGACCTAGCTTAATATCAGCAGTGTTCTTTCTCTTTGTTTCTGCTAGTTGTTGCTTTTGTAAATCAGTATTGACACCAAACTGATAATTATTAATATCATTTGTATTTTCATACTGATAATTGTTTTGTGCAGTTGATAACAATGTGCCACGTGCACCAAGTTGTTGCTGCCAAATGTTATACTCACGATTGAATGTATCATCATCAACACTTTTTAGCGTTGTATATTTATTCTGTAGATAATTCAAAAAAGTATTGTAGTCATTAATAGCATCTCTATTTCTGCTGTACTCAGTATTATCTAAATTCTGTAGTGCATTAATAGTATTTAACTGTTGTTCTCTGTCGCTTACATATCTGTTATATGCCTGTTGTTCATACTCAATAGCTTTTTGAGATAGATTATCCATTTGAGCATTATACTGCTGTTGGCCAACAGATTGAGAATATGTATTTCCATAACCACCTGTAAGAGCTGAAGCTTGTGCCATGGTGTCTTTCATAGCTTGTTGACCGGTCTTAGTGTACTGGTCCTTAGCAGCTTGATAACTTGCATCATTTTGACTCTTATATGAGTATGGATCTTGATTAATATAATTGGTGACTTTTTGATTAAGAACATCAGCCCATGTTCCAGCATATTCACCAGGCTTATTATTCTTCTCGTAACTTGTCCATTGGTTATATGCAGACTTGGTCTTTCCACTATCTTTGTACGAAGGTGCATTGTTAGCAGTTGACTGATATTTCTTAGTAGCCTTATTCAAGTTCTTATATGCCGTTTGTGTTTTTACACTTGATTTCATTTATTTCACTCCTAGCTTTTTCTTGATAGCTTTAATATCATTCTGAATATCTTTAAGAGTAGATAGCAATTCTTGATTTAAATTTTCAGTTCCAATGCTAGACAGGTTGCTGTTAATAATATCTACTGCCTTGTTATACTGAGTGATTACATCGGCAATATTCTTTGTATCTGTCTTAATTTTTGATAATCTTCTCATTTGCTGCTACCTCCAAGATATGTAATATCAATATACTTAAGTATAATTGTGCCTGTTCCTTGCATTTTAATTTTCAGATAATCACATCTTTGCACAAAGATAGGTACATATACATTTTGATTTTTAAGACCTTTAAATTCCTTAATTTTTTGATAATGTGAATTATTATTAGTTAGAATTAACAGCTCTGCATCACCTGTTATCTCAGCTCTAATTTGTAATTTTTTGATTTTTTCATTTTCCAAATTACTTTCAAAAAGATTACCGGTTGTAAAACTCCAGTTAATATCGTCTTCATACACTAATTTCATATCGTGTACGTAATTTGTTAATGCAGTAACATCTTTAACTGTGACTTGCTTATCACCAGTAGCATCAGCTGCTAACAATGCATCATCATCTAATGTTATTTCTTTCGTTATATGTTTCTGCAACAAATCTACATCTTGCTGTGTTATCTCACCATCACCATCTACATCACCAAATAATCTTTGATTACCATGCAAGTTAAATGTTCGTTGGTTGGATAATCTATCTGGATGCACATAACTAGCGAAATCAGTAAACACATTATTATCAGAGATACTGTTAATGTATCCAGTATCTGCATCTACAAAATACATATTATCCCTCAATGTTGCTGTAGATGTGAATTGTGTGTCATCTTCTTTCATAATTAAGTTTGTGTCCGTATTATAGACATATACTTCATAATCACCAGTAATAACATTTTGCAATGACATATAGACTTTATTCTTATGCCGACCAGCAACTGCATTTACATATCGTTGACTATCAAATGCAGCATTACTTATAAGTTCGTTGGCATATCCTTCAGTAAACTTAGTAATACCTTCCGGAGATTTATAATAGAGTGATGAACCTACTGCCACTAATGACTGTTCACTACCAGCTTCAACACCACAATTTTGATATATTGTTGTTTCCGTAAAGTTACTTGGATATTCACCAGAAACTTTATGAATACAGTTTTCTTTGAAAAAGTAGAGATAATCACCTACTCTTGTTAGACCTGTAAAATCACCTTGTGTTCCTACTGTACAAGCCCAACTATCAGAAGCTATTGCATCTTGATATGTATTCCAGTTTTTACAGTCACCTATTGCACAACAATATATTTCATGATTCTCTGATGAGCAACCCCAAAGTCTGTTGTTCCTTTCAATTATGAAGTCCATATCAGGCATAGTTCTTGATACTTTAATAGAGCCATTGTAAGATACTGACTTCTCTAAAACTGCATTGATAACTATATAATCATCAGCTACATCATAGATAGTAAAAACACTATTAAGTGTATCTACCCAATCACCGATTTTTCCACGATAGCTTTTAGTACAAGAATTATTAATCTCGCTTATTTCTACTGTATCTCCAATAGAAAATCCTTTACCAATTCCTGTTCTGATAATTTTTGTATAGTTTGCAAAAATTTCTGTGAATATCTTTTTTTGTTTATTAAAATAACCGGTTTGGTTTTTTTCTATATCAGTAAGCAAAAATAAACCTGCAGTACAGTTATCACTTCTTTCTGGCTTTTCCCCATAATCATAATATTCAACTATATTTCCTATTTTATTGAAGGCTGCAAGTCTATCTACTTCAGCATTTGTTTTTTGATAACTTTCATCTGTCAAATCAATTGCCGTATCTCCTACATATTCCAATTCTGATTGGGATATGGATGTATTAATTACAAATCGTTGAATGCTAGGAACATCATTTTGATTATTTGATGTTTGGATTTCTCCAGAACCACTTTTTGAATAAAATATGTTTTCAATTTGTTCAACATCTTTTGTAGTAATGTTTATCCTTACCTTATCCGGAGTAACTACAATATAGTTTCCCATAAGGGTTAACTGTCTTTTGATGTTCTTATCAAAATCATCTGTAGAAAAATAGTTGCTAAATTCACTATTATTACGATAAATAATACCATCTGATTCAAGCCACATTAAGCTATCATTACAAACAAGCAAATTACTACATATAGCGTTTCTGTCAAATGTATTAACTCTACTTACTGCTTCTCTTTTAGGTCTGCTACCAAACATAGGATAATAATCATCTGTCATGTTTTTCATATCAGTAAATTCAATTTGATAGTTACTGCTGTAATGACTAATCTTAGAAAATGTAGTATTTCTACTTCTGTTAATTCCTAGAAAGTTAGAAATAGGTATTGTATTTTCTCTTCTTCTATTAAATTTTGGGTACATATTATCATCACCTAAAATCTATTAAAATCTATAATCTTTATATGGAACTATAAACTTATATTTTCTGTTTACTGCTTTCCACAAATTTTCTTCTTTACTTTCATACATATTGATTCTAATGTTGTAATCATCATCTTCTTTAAGTTCTAGATTACACATTGCTAATATGTAGTCTGTATATAATGTATCATCATACGGAGCTTTAACTAATAGTTCCGTATTTCTGTCAGTTTCAAAGCTATAATTATCTAATTCTGTTGTCCTCAGAGGGCAATCGTGTGTATCAAAAATATCTCTTTTAATTTTCTGGTCAAGTATTGATAACTGATTAATTATCCAATTATCCGTAAACATTTCTTGGCCTGGAAACTCTTGTTGTACTCTATCAATAATCTCTGATATTTTCATAGTATCACCTACAAATAAAGGGTGGTGAACCAGCCACCACCCTTAAAATTTAATTATTATATTCTTTTTCCTGTTCTGCAAATTCATTTGACATCTTATTCATCATTTCTGCTGTAACAATATCTGCATTCTGTGAACGTTCCAAAGACTTTGCAATATAACCCGGAACTCTTACCGGAACACCACGCTGAATAGCAATAGTAATATTTTTTAATGGGTCATATAGTCTTACATCAACATCCTTAAATGGATCTTTGGGAAGAATGATAGTAACTTCTTTTTGAAGTTCTAATTCATTCTGAACAACTTCTTCAGATAAACCTCTCCGTCTCAGTTCATCACCACCATCATTTCTAGGTGTAAACTTCTTACCGTTACAGTCAATTGCTACTTCATCATTAGTTACATTCACTGCCGGTGTTTCTTCTTTTTCTTTTAATTGTTTTTTAAGTCGAGCATTTTCTTCTCTTAATGCTTTAAGCTCTTCGTTTTCTGCTGTTGTTACTGATGTAGTTGTAACTTCTTCTACAACATTTTCTTTATCTTTAGCTGATGTTCTTGCCATCTTTTATTTCTCCTTTAATACTTCAATATCCCACTACTTAATTGTAGTGGGATAATTCAATTAGTTTAGTTAAGCTGCTGTTGTGTAATAAGGATTAGCACTAGCACCACTTTCAACTCTGATCATATACTCTTCAACTACTCTAGCCACTGCAAGAGTGAATTTCCAACCATTAGTACCACGCTGGTTTAATGGGTCAGCAGAACCGGCAGAACCAACTGGTTTAAGGAATGTCTGAAGGCCTCCACCTTCATATTCTGCAACAACATAAGCACCGTCTGCAAGCACAAGGGAACTATAAACATCTGCTTTACCTGATGTTTCGCTTGCACCTGCCTTTTCCCATTTCTTTGCCATTGATGATACCACAAAACGAACCATACCGATTTTTCCAATTTCACCGTTATATATTCTTTCAACATTGTTTGTATATTTAACAAGCTCTGTAAAACCTTTGCTTGTTAGAACATCAAGTTCAACATCAGGATGAATAATGCATACAAATGAACCGTCAATAGGTTGTGCATTGTGATTTTTCAAGAAGGCTACTGCTCTAAGGATTTCTCTAACAGAGAATTTATTCTTTGATGTTAGAGAAGTTCTGTCAGACACATAAGTTAGAGTACCATCTGCAGCTTCTGACGGTGCGTACATTACATACTTACCTGCTGATAAGGTATCTCTAATCAAAATCTCCTTAGTCTGTGCAGACTGAATACCCAGCTTCTTAATATCCTGCTGTGCTACATCATCCATTGCAACCATATGCAGCCAATCTGTGTGAGGTGTGAATGCACCATATGATTTAATCTCAGCTACAACCTGAAATGGCTTCATCTTATTAGGCTTTGCAGGTGTTACACCTTCCTGAAGTGGTGTAGTGGCAGGTTCGTAAGGGTCAAAACCTCTCATAGAGAAGATAGGACCACTGCCTTGTGGAACTTTTCTGTGCATAGCAAACTGCTCATGTACTAGATTAGCACTATGGATTTCTACAAGATCCATATGGTAGAACATTCTCTGTTCTATCGTTAAATCATTTGCACTAACTGAAATCGCATTAACTACATTGCCATTGTCCTGATATAAACCACCGGGTCCAATAGTAACATCAAAAAGAGTTAGTAGCATTGTAAATTTAAAAGTTTTCATATCAATTCTCCTCTTTTAATAGAGAATTGGAATTATCTATCTGAATAGGTGACTTGCTGACTTTCCTTGTTTCATCAGAGCTTTAGCTTGTTCGTACTTATCTTTTGTCAACTGTGATGTTGACGGTGCAACACCACCTGTAATACTAGAATTAGGTAACAAGCTATTTGCAATCTGCTGTTCAGTGAAATGTCTGTTGGCCATCTGAACAGTTTGGTCAATTTGTTGTGCCATCAGCTGATCACGATAAGCAAACTCATATGCTTCAAGAAGACTTGGTTCACTACCATCCATTCTTTGCAATGCTAATGCTCTTGCGAATGTAGGATTCTGTATAGCCTCTTGCATATTAAAGTTTGGATACTTAGCAAGAACTTCCGGTAGTTGATTTTCATATACTTTGTTTTGTTCTTGCTGTTCTTTCCATCTTCTTAGTTCCTGTAGTTCTTGTTGCTCATCATTTAACTGTCTTTGCTGAGCCATACTTTCTCTGTATTGCTCAACAGTCAAACCATTGTCAAAAGCCATTTGGTCTATTAAACTATCATCACCATTGATAGCAGCTAATAAAGCTTCATTACTATCTGCATCAGGGTATCTTAGTTTAATAGCATCAACAATGCTTTGTAACTCTTGATTGGTTGCATTAGACTGTTCCAGCTGACTATGTAGATTACCAACACGGTTTTTAACTGCATTAGCCACATCTTTATCGTAGAAGTCTTTAAATTCACCTTTTTTGACTTCATTCCAACGCTCTTCATTAATATTTTGATTATTCTGATTAACGGCTGGATTGGCGAAATCCCCTTTTCTGCCATTATTAGAAGTGGCGTTCTTCTGATTACTACCATTTAATTCTGCAGGTTTACCGTTTTTTAACCTGTCCCAAGGTATTCTACTATTAATTTCAGCTTCTCTCTGCTGAGCTGTGGTCATCCCAACTGAGCCAGACGAACTTGAACCGTTACCATTAGCACCTGCAACATTACCACCTACATTGCCAGCACCACCAGAACCAGCTCCAGCACCGTCAAAAAGACTTAAATTCATTGAGTATATATATCTTGACATTTTTGTTTTGAACATAATATTGTCCTTTCTGTGATTTTCATATATCACTGTATTAATTATAACTAATTATTTTTTCAAACAAAACACAACTATTTTCAGTAGCAATTCACAAAAGCAATGCACTTTTATTAATTGCTACTTTCAATCTCCTTCATCAATTCATCATAACCATTCTCGATTACACTATCATCCGTTCCATGGCCTGGATGTTCAATTTTATATTTCTCATACTTTTTCTTTGTTTCTTCTCTTTTTACTGCTGTAGCATTATTTTTACTCATATACTCTAAAACAGACTTTTCTCTTAGTTTCATTTGTTCCATCTGCTTTCTATGTATTTCATCTGCAGTACCACCAAAAACATTACCTGTCATTATGATTTTTCTACTGTTAGCCATTTGTAACATAGATAGTCCATCAACAATAGTGTTGACGATAGTTCTTGCTTCTGAAGTATCTTTACTTTCATCTTCAAATTCAATCGAACTGTTACCAGCTTCTAGCTTAGTAACAAGATTAGTGATTTTCTTGTCTTGATACTGAAATTCAAGTGCTTGTGCTAATGTAATCGTAGCAAAGGAAATAGCTGCACATATCTTTGGATTATTGTGGCCAACTGCTGTAATTGAGTATTTATTCTCATTGATGTTTACAGATATTTCTGTGAATTCCTTCTTCTTATCTTGCTTTACAATTCTAGCTTTCATTTTGTCTCCTTACTTTTGTTCTGCCTGGTTCTTACTCTGTTCTGCAGCTTTCTTGGCTTGCCAATTATGTAGTTGCTGTGTATCACCAACAGAATTAGTATCAATAGGTACACCACTTTGTGGATCACCTTCTCTTTTTGTCTGCATATTCATTTGTTCAACCGGTTGTTGCTGTGCTTGTAGCATAGCTTGTTGAACTAGCATATATCCTTGTGGACTTTGTTGTAGTATTTGAATGACATTATTAAACTGCTGTAACTGTCCTTGCAGTTCTTGTACGGTTTGTAGTAGTGTTCCATTTTCTTTAAGCTTTCTAATAAGGTTTTCTTTACCTTCAAACTCTAATAATTCAACACACAAAAGGGCTTGGTCAGCAATTTGTGGATTAAACATACCAGCTTTGAAAAAGTTAAGATATTGTTCATTGTTGGCCATTGTAGAAAACGGACTTTGCTTTTGTGCCTTAATCTTTACATCGAACACCGGTGTATGTAGAATTGACTGTCCATCTTCCTGCTCTATTTTTTTTGGTAACAAATCTTGATTGTTAAATTCAACAAAGTCATACTCTTCCTCTGTGCCTGTAATACGAAAGAATCTTGTATTCTGATAACGCTGTCGCATTATCTCAATTTCCATCTCACCAAGTTCTTTTATAGCTTCGTAAGTACTTTTAATTAAATCTCTGCTACCCTTGCTACCACTTTCCTGTAAAGCTGCAATGGCTGATGCAGAAGTAACACCTGCTACTGTTCCACCTTGCGTGAAGTCTCTGTTGCCTGATGTTTCATTCATCTCTGCGACTTTATTATTAATAAGTCCAGACATATTAGCAGTTATATCTTTAACTTCAACATGCCTTATAACACCATCATTGATAGAGTTTACTGCTACATATTCTTTGCCTGGGTCTTGTAAATCATTTAAATTCACACCACTGTTTCTGTCATAGAATTTCTTACCTGCTGCATTATCTTTAACATTCTTAACAGTAAGCTGGGTATATTTGTCAATAAGTTTCTGTGTAGGTTTTTCAACATCTAGCAAAGAAAAACCAAATGGAGAATTATAAATTGAATAACAACTGTCAATAACAAATGGGTGTTTACCATGAAGATAATAGCCTGTGGCCTTAAATCTATCATCATTTTCACTAGCATATATAACTTGGCCACAACAAAAATAACAATAATGTATTCTATTATTCACTTTGTAATAACAATGAACAAGCTGAACTATATCCTGTTCAATATCTTGCTCAGCTTTCTGATGTTCTTTTAGTGCAAGAGTGTTTCCTGTTGTTATAGTCAAAAACGGATATAGTTCTTTAACTTCTGCTGATGGAAGTTCTTCTACATAAAATGTGTAAGGACTTTCCTGAATATTGTTAATGCCAGGTTTCCAAAAAAGTTTGAGTGGATCAACTTTCTTAATTTCCACATCACCAAGTCCGTAATACAAGTTTTGATTCCAACCAACAAAATAAATGCCTGCACCAGCAATCAGCTTGTCATACCAGCAACCACTATACGCTCGAGTAAACTTACTTCGTTCGTTAACTACCGGAATAATCTTGTTAAGAATATTGCAAGTTTGTTCATCATCTTTAGATACCGGAAGAAATATTAACTCAGGTATGTTATCCATTGCATCTGCATGCTTGTTCTGAATACAGTTAAACAGATGTGCAGTAGTAGGTTCAGGTTCTTTATTAACCATATCTACAGTTTTGCTACCTTCTGCAACTTGCTTACCTTTTAGTAAGTGCCAATGTCTTTGCTTCCACCATTCGTAGTCATTTTTGATTTTTTCGTCAAGGAATTGCTTTCCATCTCGATACTTATACAAGATGCTTTCAAACTCTGCAACTTTCTTCTCGTCAATCTTACCTTTTCTACCTATTGTTTCTCTTTTGTTTTCTGATACTGCTGTATCATTTTTGTTTTTTATATTATCTTGCATTTTTAACCTCACTAGTAATTAATAATTTTTGCACCATTATACATTTGTTGGCCAGACAAAGGGTCATAAGATATTGGAGTATATATAGCTGATTCTCTTGGTGGGATAATATTTTCCATGACGGCATATCTAGTTTCATCATAGATATGATCCTCTTGTGTGGTATCAACATCTTCTACAGATACTTCACTATATACAAGATTGGGTATAGTTCTGATAAAGTCCTTACATGTATTAAACACATACATCATTGGAATACCTCTCTCATCAAAACATAGACGATAGTGCATTTGCATCTTACCAAACAATCTGTTATTTTTGCCTTTACTCCAAAAAACACCGGCTTTTGCGAAGTCAGAATGAATAGAAGAATTACCACTATCTCTGTCTGCAAATATTGCTGGATCAGCAACTCCATATATTTCTCTACCTTTAAGGTTAAGATCTGTTTCTTCTTTTTCTCTGATAAGGTTAGCTATTTTCCTTACCGAGTGTTTAACACCTGTATTTGGTTCACTTGTGCATCCATAAAGTTCATTAATTCGGTAATACCGTCCATCATGGTCAACAGCCCACCAGCCAACTGAGTATGGTTTTGTATAACCCCAGTCAAAACTTCTGATTATCGACCAGCTCTTAGGAACTTCAAACGGATTAATAACATGTGTTCCCTTCCTTGTGTTAAGTTCTTGTCCTATCCCTATCTTAAATTCTGTAAAGACTTGACCTGCGAATGTGTCCCAGTCCCCATCAAGAAAGGCTTTTCTGTTTGCTTCGTCCATGAACGCAAGTCTAGCAAGATACTTCTTATCGTTCTGCAATAAGATTTTATTATCATACACCCTAGAAGGAACAAAGACTTTTGATAACCACATTCTTTCAATGCGACCGTCAGGATATTGTATCTTTTGACTTTCCCATATAGTTTTATTTGGTTCTCCAGTTCGAACAAAATATTTCTTAACCCAGCCATGGCCAATGCCACCAGGGTTTCCTGTAGCTCTAATGTACTGTTTCAATCCTGGTGCTTTAGAACGGCATCTTGAACGGAGAAAATCATATTCATCCCATTGGAAGTGAGTTAGCTCATCAAATCCAATGAAGTTGTACTGCTGTCCTTGGTACTTAAACCTATCTTTTAGGTGATGTAAAGAGCCAAATTGAACTTTAGCACCACTTGGAAAAGTCCACACATGTTCGCTTCCATTATATTTTGCTCTTGGATAAGCTTTTGGATAGTAGTACATTGTTTTTTCCAGAAGTTCTTGCAGTTCTGGAAATGTTTTTCTCAGTATCAAAGCTTTATACTGTGGGTGATTGACTTGTCTTAAAGCTTCAATTACCAAATATTCCGACTTTCCACCACCTGCTGCACCACCGTAGAACCCTTCATCTTCTCCATGCTTCATCATTTCAACTTGCTTTGGCTGTGGTGACCATACTGCTGTACTACTCATTTACAACACCTTCTTCATCATCAGGTGGTGTTAGTTCTTCTTGCTCTGGCATTATGATAACACCGGAGCCGTTGTCTTCTGAAGGTTGTTCAATAAAGATATTCTTAGCTTTCTCAATGACTGTTGCAATATCTTTCATTTTTTTCGTGTTAACATCACCTTGAACAAACTTGATTTTCTCTTCTTCTGTTACTGTTTCACTTAAAGCCTTATTTGTTCTACCTTTTGCATTTGAATACTTTGTTTTTTTCTTCTTCGTTTTGCTTTTTACAAGATGATTATTAAGTTCACCTACTGCTTCATTAGCTTTTGTTATCAAGTCCTCAGCAACCATATACACTGAATTAAGGTTTTCCACATTGCTTTTCACTTGTCTTTCAACAAATTTCTGTTCCGTTTGTGTGTCTATTCTGTCTTTTAATTCTGATTTCATCAGAACCCAACCCTTTTTATCTGGTCCTGCTCTTGCGTGTTCGGCAACTCTTGCTTTTGTTGTGCCGAATTTATCTGCAACATCTTGATAGCTAACATCATTTTGGAGATAAAATCTTCTGGCTTCAGTCCAGTTGACACTATCTTTTGCTTTTCGTCTTCCTTTCTTCATTTTTCACACCTCACGATATATTCATTTTGATTTTAGCTTTTTAATTTTTCAAACAAAACACAAATAAAAAAACGCACAACACAAAAATGCTGTACGCTTGTCTTATATATATTTACTTATATATGGAAAATAAATTTTTTTTACATCAGAAATAAGCCAAACTATGTTCAGCTTTTATTCCACATATATTCAGCCAACTCTGCGTAAGGGCATTTTTTATATTTGGCAGTAAAGTCATCAAGTCCTGTATGCCGATCGAAACAGAATTCTTTTTGAAAAACCTTCTTTTCTTCTTCACTGTCAAATATTATTCTTATTTCCTTGCCAAAGCCTTTACACGCTTCACAATCTATATTTTTTGTTCCGTCACGGATGAACCAAGGGCATAGGCATCTATACTGAGCAGTATTACTCCGAGCCATAGCGACCACCTCCATACAAGAAATCATTATTGATGTAAACCATTCTGACAGATTCGCCTGTTATGTCATTAATGTGTGTATAGCACTGGTCAAGAAGAGGTAAGTAGCCTTTAGGTTGTTTCATAGCTTGGCCTTTTTTAATTCTACGAACGATAGCTGCTGTAGGTGATAGTTCAATAACTCTTTCTGATGGCTTTACAAGATTTCTTGATTGTTTCATTTGCCTTTTACCGGTTTTCTCTGATGTGATATATTTTGCCAGCCTTTCATATGCTCCATCTTCGTATAAACCTTCAATCTTAATGCCACCTTTTTTCCACAACTTATCACGGAGAATGTTAAATTCTATGTAACTGATAACAACATGAGCGTGCCATCTTCCTTTTTTCTCACCACGCTGGGTACATCCTATGTATTTAAATTCTTTTTCAATATGTTTTTTGCAATAATTCTTACATCTGCGAACAAAGTTTGTAAATTCTCTTTGGCAATCTTCATCAGATATGTCTTCTCTAAATGTGAGAGTGATATATAAGTCTTTAGTTGTGAAATTATTGCAGATTAATCTCTGAACTCTTCTTTTACATTCCATAAGATTTCTTAGTCTTTGCTTTTCCGAAGATTTACTTTTCTTGCCTAAGCATCTTGATGAATGAGGTTTATTAATTTTTCTTATACTCTTGTAAACTATTTCTTCTCTCAAAGGTCCAGCCTTGATTATTTTCTTGTACCAGTGCATTTTTTCATTCTCCTATTTTTGAAAATCGTCATAAAAATAATCGCTTAATCAAGGTTTAAAAAGGGTATTTAAACCCTTTATTTTTCTTTTCTATATATAGTAATAAACTCTGATAGGTGATTTTTTTACCTATCAGAGCCTTTATTTTTTATTCTGTTTTATCACTCTTTATAAGCTTGATGAGTGCCGTTATAATAACTTCTTTCTTCATCAGATACCTGGTATCCTAACTGTTCAAGCAGCTTAATAAATTCTAAATAAGCCTCTTGTTCATGTTCTTTCCAATAAACTGCATCTAAATCATAGAAATCATCTAAGCTATCATTTTCATCATTAAAATAGTTATGTCTAATGATTGCTCTAATGTAGAGTAACAACACTCTACAAATATTCTTATCTGTTTTGTAATTATAATCTCTTTTGTGATTTGTAATTTTGTTTACATCACGATCACAAATACAGAGACCATAGTAAGTTTCAAGCTCTATAAGAAAATTGAATAGTAACTGTTCATCACCATTACCGGCATAGTTATTTACAAAATCATCAACCTTTTTTCTTGACTTATCCCTAATATCTTTTAGTACAAGAATATTATCCATTTTTACTTTCCTTTCTGCGAACTAAAAAGTCACGCAAATATTTAAAACACCGGCTGATAACCAATAGATAGCCATTTTATAATCCTTACTTATTACATAGCCTATGCAAGCAAGGAATTGAAGTGCTATAAGAATAACTGGAAATAATTTATTCATTTTCTTCTCTTGCAATAAGGATACGGTTCATCAATTATCTTTTTGTCGCACTTTGCCGGGTCACAGTTTCGTGGCCTATCAGTTTCAATCATATAGTGACAAAATCTATCTTTGCCACTATTATGAGAACCATTACCATCCTTATAGTAGCGACAACCTTCACATGATTTTCTTCCCATATACTACTCCTTTAGAAATCCAAATAGTTTCTCGCACATAGCACCAATTTGCACAGCTTCTCTAATAAGTGCAATAGTGTTAGTTTCTAGTCTACCAGTAGCCATAATTTTTTCGTCAAAATTATTTGTTTTTGTTCCATGCCAGAAATCTTCAATTAATGTTTGTATATTGTAGAAACATTCTTTTGCTTCTTCTATTTCTTCCAATACAACAGCATACGCTTCGTGTGAAGAATTAAACTGTGCATTTACCTTATTTGCACTTTCCAATTCTTTTTCAAAAAGTGCTTTTACTTCTTCTTCAGTTATCGCAAACATCATTTACACCTTCCATTTCATCAAAGTTCTTATTCTTCATAAACTCATTTTCTCTACTAACAGAGTTTAGCTTATAAAGCTGTTTTATAACTTCGAAAAAATCATCATCTCTATTGCAATCAAAAGCAGTAATTATTGCCGTCACAAACATTCCTTTTTTAACTGCAACGCATTTTTCGCTACGCAAAGTGAATGTTAATTCATACTGATTTACACCTAGTGGTTTAAGATAATCAATATCAATAAGAATTAAGCCTTGACTTGATTTAAAAGGAAGTAATGTTTTACCACCGTATATAACATTTATATTGAGTGGTACTAACAATTCTTCATCTTCTGCTTTATCAGCAAGTAACTGTAATTCACTATCAAGAAGCTTATACTTGTAGTTTAGTTCCAGCTTATCTTTATCAAGCTCATACAAACCACTAATAACATCAGCAGATAAAAAAGGAATTTCCGGTGACAATAAAAACATAGCATGGCCATCACCGAACCATTGACAATCATCAGTTGTCTTATTAACGCAGAAAGCACTTCGCTTTTTGCACAGATTAACAATCTTTTTTAGATCCATAATTACACCTCTTAAATTTCTTTGATAATGATGTTATGTTGATATAACATCAACTTCTTTTTGATTTTATATTCTGCAGTTCGAACACCTTTTGTGTCTTCAACTACAAGTTTTCCATTTAGCATATATACAAAGTCAGCATAATACTTGCAAGCTCTCTGCAAACACTTGCCGTTTTGGTCGCAAATCTTTGGTATCAGAGTGAAAGGAACTTGTCTTTTTAGTTCTTTAATTTTTCCTACTCTTTCTAGCATTTTTAGTTCAGCGTATCTCTGAGCTTCTTTTTTGCTATCAAATATTATTCCGTCATAGGTAACTTTGTTGTTTCTATATTTGTTACATTTTTCAATCCTCATATTAAATCTCCTTTGACCCTATCCATTATTGATGAATAGGGTCTAACAAAGATAAGAAAAGAGTGTGGTACAATCGCCACTACTGTACTAGCAGTAGGCAAGAATTGAACTTGCTAAACCCCAACGGCTACTGCAGATGTGGTGGTGTATCTCTACACCACCGAAGTCAGTATAAAAAATAAAAATAAGGAAATAACCACCAACAGCTAGGACTTGAACCTAGATTAGCAGCCAGGGTACTGCTGTACTACTTGTACTACTGTTGGATATTGTGACTGAACAACGTCCATAATTTTCAGCCACAACATCTTATCAAGATTTTGTGAGGTTTGCTGGGCATGATCCAGCTCTCTCCAGTTCGAGACACCGAAAACTTTTTATGGAGTGTTTTCCCTAAACTAAAACCTCATATATGGCCAAGGTACTATACAGTAGCCTTCTCCCTGGCCTAGTCTTGCGTTGCTTCAAGGTCCGTCTGCGTGAAGGACTTTAATTTTGTTAATAACTTTTTTACTGAAGGAAAACTAATTTAATTTTGTTTAAAAATATTTTATGAAAAGGTCAGAAATTAAATAATAATAGAAACTGCAGACGGAGATGTTAGAACTGATAGGGATTGCACCTATATAATTAGACTGTACGGATAGACTGTACGGATGATCTAATCGCATTACTTATGCTACAGTTCCATTTTTATTTTAGCAACAAAGGTACTACGAATATGTAGTAACCTTCTCCTTTGTTGCATAAACCTTTGCGTGAAGGATTTTCTATCTTAGAACTTAGGAGATACACTTAAATTGATTTTAGTAAGTAACTTGCAGAGGTGGTTGTGGGATTGGTAAGACTTGAACTTACATATCAGACACGAACGGTTCATCTGATGAATTACCAATTATTCAACAATCCCATATGCAACTGTCAGCTAACTTGCTGACAGTGCTTTTAAGTATTCTTCAGATACTTCTGTTTTTATACCTTCCACTTCTCTTGACGGAAGTCTTTTAGAATACTCTTCAATTTCTTCTTTAGTCATAGATTTGAAACACAACAAATCTTCTGATGTACCTAAACTTGTGATAAACCTATATACTATCTTCTCTATCTCTTTACTATCCAATTCAAGATTATGCTCAACAGCATAGTTTTTTACTGCTGAATCTATTTCATCATCAGTAACAGCACTTTGCATCACTGCTCTATACATATTCACTAGCGTGTTTTCTTTCAATAATGTATCTATAACTTCTAGTGCTAGTTCTAGCGACTTCTGCAAGTCACCACTTTTAAGAACTTCTGTGAGTTCTCTAGTCTGTCTTTCCGTAGCCTTGATTGACTGTTGCCATTGCTGATAACTCAGCCTTTCAAAATACAACTCACTATGTATAGTTCTGTAGTCTTTCAAAGCATCTTGCTTAATCTTGACTACCTTATCTTTTATGTGTGTACCAACAAGGTCATACATCATGTACAGACTTGCTAAAGTAGTCACATAGCTTCTTTCTTCAAACTTCAGGCTAGACATCATCATCTTGTCTGTGTTAGCAAATGTGTATGCTAACTTATCAAGACTTTCTAGCTGATTAAACTTATCCATTATTACACCTCTCTTTAACTTGCCTGTAACTTGCCTGTAACTTGCTATCAGATACTTCCTCACCTTCAAGACTAGTTTCTAGTCTTTCAACTTCTTTGCCTGTGGCTTCTTCAAACCATCTACGGTACTTTTCACCTTTTGTAAAGCACACTTCACCGTCATTGATGATTTCTTTCCATCCGGTTATGTAATCTTTCACCATATGTGGAATGACATAAGCAACAAGAAAATACAATACCGGTAGCAACATCAGACCACCATTCTTGGCAGTTAATGTGATACCATAAATCAGCGAAACAACATAAGTTGCAACAGTTACAACAATAAATCCAACAATCTTAATCTTCTTCATTTGTTTCACCATTCTTCTTTGAGAAAGCGAAATCCTTTTCGATTTCATTAAGACAATCTTCTATCACTTCTAAATTAGTTTCGCCTTCAGAATTTCTTTCATTACAAAACTTTTTGAAATCACTATTATATTTACTGTAGGTATCAGTAATATATAACTTTGCCATGTTTTGTAGTTCTTCATCTTTCCAAGTCCACATGCGGGATAGGAATAATTTGATGTCAAAAAAATCAAATCTCAAGCTTTCGTATTTTGTATTGAGCTTTTTTAAAGCCTTGCAACTATCAGAACTAACTAGCTTTTTGTTTATATCTTTAACTTCTCTAATCTCTTTTCTCAACTTAAAGTTGTCTTGATGTAACTGTTCTGCAGAAGTTGTTAAACTTCTTAGTTGTGCTCTGTACATTTCACGCTCATTAAGAAGGTCTTTGTTTTGCTGAATAATTGTCTCAGATGTTTTGTTACAGTTCTTTGACAAATTCAAATAATTTTTGCTTCTATTAAGCAAATCTTCATAAGCCTTGTGGTAGGCTACAACTTTTCCTGTCAAAAGCACAATGCTTAAAATAAGTACAATAAATACCACTGCCATAATAACTAATGTTGAAATTGAAATATTCATATTTTCCACCTTTTCCTTATCTTTTACTTTAATTTTCTTACTCTCTTAATAGAGTGATAGTCAATAAATGTTCTTCTGCCGTTGATGTGCTTGATAACCAAAAGATTACCAAGCACATAGGCTTCTCTAACATTTACTGCTGTACGGCTTGTCCTGTTGATAAAGTTAATCTTTAGTTTCATGATTTAACCTTATCTTTGTTTCTGAGCATTGCATCAAGAACAATGTGAGCAAAAGCATCAGTTTCTTTTTCACTGAATGTTTTCTCTTGTTCTTTTGCTTCTTTGTTTAGTGGCTCTAGTTCTCCAAAGCTACCGTCTGCGTTTCTGTAAGCTATAAATGCTTTCATTTTAGTACCTCTTTTCCTTTTCTTTGTAGATATTTCTTCACATTTTCAACATTCTGTATATATTTATTGACAAAATACAAATATATTTGTATAATTTAAGTGTTAGGTTAATTTAATACAAAAAAGTATTTGTATATATCTCTTAACGATATATCAAGACAATTACATATGATTACTATTTCTCTAGTATCAAAGAAATAGCGACCTTTCATCTTGCTTGTGAAAGTGTTTTCAGAAATACCCAATTCTTTTGATAGTTCTTTCTGCGTATATCCTTTTTCAGATATGCGACTTTTGAGTTCTGTGAAGTTGAACATCAAGCAGTTCTTTTAAATAAATATTCCAAAGAACATTCTGGGAAGAATTTTGCTTTAATTTTAAAAGCTTCTTCTACTGAAAATGAACCATTGGAAATTTTATTTCCCATTGAGTTTTCATGAATGCCGATATAATCAGCAATTTCTTTCTGAGTTAATGACTTCTTCACTAATTCAATTTTTAAGTTAGTATACATAAAATCACCTCTTAAATTTATGCGTTTGAATAACTTATACTTGGATTATATATTCGTTTGCATAATTTGTCAATAGTTTTTTATGATTTTTCATAATTTTTTATTGACGGTCACAATTTATTGTGATAATATCTAATCAGAGGTGATACTATGATAGGTAAAACATTAGATAGAATATTAAAAGAAAAAGGTACTAATGTTAATGAATTAGCAAAAAATATCGGTGTTAGTAATCAAACTCTTTACTCAATTATTAAAAGAGATAATATGAAGATTGATTTTGAGTTACTTCTTAAAATTTGTAATGAACTTAATGTTAATGTAGAAAAATTTTATGATGATTATATTGATTCTAAAAGTCAACAAATTTTATTAACAGATGAAGAACAGCAATTAATTCTTGCTTATCGTGCTAATCCAAGCATGCAAGAGGCTGTTAAGAAGTTGCTTGATATTGATGTATCTGAAAAAACTATTCCAACACTTGTTGCTGCAAGAAGTTCTGATAATGAACCAATGCAAATTAAAGAAATACCTGATATGAGTAAATTAACTCCTGAGGATATTGATTTATAAAACCAAATAAAAAACCACTTCATAGGAAATACTACCTATGAGGTGGTTATATGTACGGTATTTATAAAAATTCCAGGAATGCAGCTTGGCAATGTTTGATTGATTTTAAGATAACTTCACTACCAGTAAAGTTATCTGATATTGCAAAACAATGTAATATCAATATTTTTAAAAACAGTAATGTTAATATACTTGAAGATAATCAAAGTGGTATTTCATTTTTACAAAATGGAAAGTTTTATATTATCTACAATGATAATGATAGTGTTCAGCGTAACCGATTCACTATAGCACATGAACTTGGCCATATATTCTTAGGTCATCTGCTAATTGATACGAAGAAGTACAGAACATTTGACTACAACAACTTTACCGAAAGTGCAGCTAACATTTTTGCCAGAGATATATTATCTCCGGCTTGTGTGTTGCATGAACTAGGAATTATTAAACCTGATGAAATAGCAAAACTATGTAATATCTCTTATTCTTCTGCTAAAATTCGTTCTGAGAGAATGCAAATACTTGAAAAAAGAAACAAGTGGTACACACATCCACTTGAAAGGGAAGTTTATAAGCTTTTCAAAGATTTTATACAAAACTTTAAGTAATTGTTTTACGGAAGGAATTTTAATATGGAAAATTATACATCTATTTCAGAAAATATATATTCTAATGCTACTCTTGCAAAACCAATCGTTAAGTATATCATTGAATCAAGTAAAAGAATTTTATTCAAAGATAGCACTACAAAGGTAACTTGGAGACAGTATTCTTTTGTTATTGCCTTATTTTATTCACTTTCGTATTATTGTTTTTCAGAAGGAGTATTTGAAAGCGTGAAGAATGAATTAGCCACTACTCTTGACAGACAAGAAAAAGACAATAATTTTATTATTCAACATTGTGAAGAATATTATAGACAAATTATTGAGGAAAATTCTTATTTAAACACAATAAATAACTATGATAATGAGTATCTATTATTGTGTTTATCCAAATTATCAGATTACGCTAGTAAGTATCTCTATGATACTCTTAAAATTAAAGGAACAAATCTTTTAGATTATCTAAAAAATTTTCATTTTAAGTTTAAATATATTCCACGCAAAAAAGCCGAAAAAATTAAAGAAGAAACACAAAAACAAAAAGTATATTATGGTATTGAGAGACCTATTGTAGTTAATATTATTGAGTCGATTAATAATATACTTGATTTAGATTATCCTAACAATGAAGATGACTTAAAAGGTATGGGATTACTATCAGCACATTACAACATCTTATTTATTGTATTTTTATCGCCTAGTAAAGATGAAATACTAACTGTCGCTAATAAGGTGTTAGAGAATTATTGTAATGATTCGTTTTCTTCTCTCTTTAGTTTTAAAGAATATAATGATAATTACACAAATGACATTGAAAAGAAATTGTTACCAACTATAAAACAATTAGCTAATGAACCTACTGATACTAATTGTATGCAAATTTTAGAATTGCTATCTAATTATACTGAAGGGCAGCTAAAAAAAATATATGGAAATTTTGAAGAAGGAAAAGTTTTTTATTATACATTATCTTTCTTTAATAAGTTATTTGAATGTCTCCCTGTTGAAGAAGATAAAATCAGCGAAAATAATGAGAAATCATTATACAGAAAGGAACAATTAAACAATATTACAGAAGCAATAATTGAAATTTCTCATAAGATGTTTAAGCAATGTAAATCTTATAAGAAAATTACATCAAATAGTATTGCTTTTTCATATGCTTACTTTATGTACATAACAGCACTAGCAGAACCATTGAGTCATGATGATATTATAATAATTGACGGAATATTAATTGATTATATTGAATCAAAAGGAACTATAGGTTCTGTTAAAGTTCTTGAATTAATGGGTGATTATAGTGAAACGCTAGGTAAAAAATTTAATAAGACTTTTAGTAATATAACTTCTCTATCTGATATAGAATCAGCATTGTTAGACTTATCTGCATATGCTTGTGTATTTTTTTCTGAAAATGATATTAACCTAAGCACTTATATTATTCAAGAATATACAATAGAATTTATATCAAAATTAGAGCATTTATTGGATTAAAATAGAAAGGTAATTCTATGAACGCTGTAATATATGCTAGGTTCTCTAGCCATAACCAACAGGAACAGAGCATTGAAGGTCAAATTAGATACTGCACTGAATACGCTAAGAAAAATGATTTGACTATCATCAATAGTTACATAGACCGTGCTATCTCCGGTACATCAGACAACAGACCTGAGTTTTTACAGATGATTAAGGATAGCAATAATCATCAGTTTAATGTGGTCCTTGTCTGGAAACTTGATAGATTTGCACGAAATAGATACGACAGCGCTATTTATAAAAATGCACTAAAAAAGAATAGTGTCAAAGTTGTTTCAGTTACAGAATATTTGGGCGAAGGTTCTGAGAGCGTACTACTTGAAGCCATGCTTGAAGCTATGGCCGAAACATATTCAAGACAACTATCTGAAAATGTACGAAGAGGTATGCGTGAATCAGCACTAAAGTGTCAAGTTGTTGGTGGTTCTGTACCTCTTGGGTTTGATACGGTTGATAAAAAGTATGTCATCAACGAAAAAGAAGCTGAGATTGTAAGATTTATTTTTGACGAATATGTTTCAGGAACGTCCAAAAAAGAAATAGTAAATAAGCTAAATGCTAAAGGCTGGAGAACTAAGAATGGCAGTACATTTGTTTTTAATTCTTTAAATAAAATACTCTCCAACAGGAAATACATCGGAGAGTACAAGTATGAAGATATAGTTATTGAACATGGCATACCAGCTATTATTGACGAGCAGACTTTTGAATTAGCACAAAAGCAATTAGCTAAAAACAAAAGAACTGCTGGAAGAAAGAAAGCAAAAGTTGAATACCTCTTATCCGGTAAAATTTTCTGTGGTTACTGTGGTGAAAATATGCTTGGTGAATCTGCAACAAACCGTCATGGTAAAAAATATCATTATTATATTTGCAACTCAAAGAAAAAATACAAGAACTGCAAAAAGAAAAGAGAAGGCAAAGAGACTTTGGAAAAATATTTAGTCCAGCAAACTATTCTATTTTTCTCTGATAAAAATAATATTGATAAAGTCGCAAAGAAAGTTGTTAAGCTATACAATTCTGAATTACATAATGGTCATATAGATTCAATGATAGCAAATAAAAAAGAACTAGAAAAACAGCTGGATAATCTTACTAACTCACTTATCAAAACATCTAATGACCGAGTTCTTAATACTATTAATGAGAAAATTAACAGTATTGATACGCAGTTAAATGATTTAGAAATTGAAATTGCTCGTGAAAAATCTCTAGCTTCTATTGAAATGACTGTATCTGATGTTGTGTGTTTTATCAATGACATAATCAATGGTGATATTAATGATGTTATTTTTAAGAAACAAATTATAGACACACTAATTAATGCTATTTACATATATGATGATAAAATCATAGTTTATTTCAATGGATCAGAAGATGCTAAAACTATTACATATGATGATTTGTGTAGTGATTTAGAGAAAATAGATAATGGTGGAGAGTTCGTATTCCAACCCCTCACCTCCACCAAACAAGTATTGGATGAACACCTACTTTTTCAGCGGCGGATTTGCCGTCAGATGTGTTCTCTGATACAAAAACAGAACGCCGTTTCAGTGTAAAAGCTGAAGCGGCGTTTTTCTGTCTTTAAAAGATTTTTTATCCACATATTCGATTTTTGGGTAAGCTCCGTTTATAATGAAATCATCAAAATGAAACGGAGGTAGCAGAATGAGAAATCCGAGATATCACTTATATTTATCACCCGATGAACGGCGTACAGTCATCAACAGCCTTATTGATTTGAGAAATGATCTCATCTCACGAGGAAAGTACACCGACGTTATAGATGAACTGATAATCAAGTTCACAAAAGCCAAAGTCAAGAAAATCAAGATTAAGGTGGTTTGAAATGAGAGTTTATCATATTTTTGATAGAGTAACAGGGGGAATATGATATAATAAAATCAATATTCCAATGGAGGAAACCATGAGCAGAAAATATGATAAGC